CGTTGAGGCGTTTTACGACCGCGTCGCCAACCCAGGTTACTTTTATCCGGCTGCTCTTGGCTCTATTCGCTATATCAACCCTGACGGGCTGATTCAGTAATGCCGGGTGGTCGTTGGGGAGCTTATCTTCAAGACGCTGACGTAGTGCGTCTGCTCACTCGTCTGGAAGTTACACTTGGTCCTGTGGGCTTGACTGCATTCGCCAAGACTGTTATGACGCCTTACATGCGCGAGAGGGCTCGTGCCCGGTTCGCCAATGAAGGTGACGATGCTGTTGGTCAGTGGATGCCCCTTCAGGAAGCGACTTGGAACTTCCGTGAAGAGCAGGGGTTTCCTCCCGACCATCCGATCAACAAGCGAACTGGCAGGCTAGAGGCGTACATTACTGGAGGCGGTGTCGGCGTGACTCCTACTCCAGATGGCGCTCTTCTGACATTTCCTGACCAGCCTCCAACTGGAGAGACTGCACGGAAGCTTGAGACGGCTCAGTACGGCAAGAATGATCCGTACACTCCCTCCCGTCCCGTTCTCGGAATCAGTGAGGTTGATGTTGCCTTTGCTGTTACCGCTCTTGCAGACTTTATCGAGCGGGGAGGCGCTTCGTGATTACCGATACAACCTCGGTCTTTCCGAGTAACGCTATCGGCGTGCTGAAGCAAAAGACACAGAATCTAGACCCAGACTTGTTTGTCATTGGGCGACCGCTTCGCGAGAGTGACCCGGTTCAGTCTGTTGGCATTTTCGGAACTCAGTGGATACCTGATGACCCTCGCTCACTTGAGATCATGGGTCTTCCTGTGGGGCGCCACGTTCCGACTCTGCAGTCGTATCTTATCACGATCCAAGCTTTCGTGAAGGATATGGATGAGGAGCGAGGACTGACGGTACACTCGGTCCTATCAAAGAAGCTACGGTCCATGCTGTACCGGGATGACTCCGTTCGGGTAGGGTTGCTAGCGCTGTCAGTTACGATGAATGGTAGCACTGAGCGGACAAAAAGGTTCGGACTAAGAACGCAACGGTTCGTGAGTAACGAGCTGAGCGGGTCGTGGCTGTATCTGTCCACATTGGAATTCTGGCTAGAGACCGAGACGGTCTAAAGGAGACGAAGTGGCTACATCAGACGAGGAGCTCGCGGACAAGCGAGCGCACGTCCAGGAGCTGCGTGAGCAGGTGGCGGCGGAAGAGGCCAAGCGTCTCGAACGTGAAGCCGGGGTCGTCAATGACCTTGCCTCTCAGCAGCTCGACGCAGAGGCTGCGCGCCTCGAAGCCCAGCTCGCTCAGGCTAAGCTGGTAAACACGAGCGACAGCACGAACTATGCCCTTGACGCTGCGAAGGCTGCAACCAAGGCTGCTGAAGAGCAGAAGGCTGCCGTTGAGGGTCGTGCCAACGAGAGCCAGGAGGGCTAAGCTATGGGCTTCACTTCCCAAGCTGGTCAGGCTATCCTTCGGTCCCAGGCCGTTCAGGGAACCTACCAGTCTGACACAGGTACTACCGGTGTCGCTATCAAGCTGCGTTCTGGTGGCCTTGGTACCAACCGTGACCTGCTGATCCCTGACCCCGAGATCGGTGGCGGTCGAGACACCGTTGACGCCTACCTTGGTGCAGTCTCGTGGGGCGGTGACTATGAGTTCTACGCTCGCGTAGACTCCCTCGCCACCCTCCTGTATGCGTGCCTTGGCACGAAGGCTGCGCCTGTCACCGCTACTGGCGTCACGACCCACACCATCACGCCGCTCGACTCCGGTACGCTGCCGTTCCTCTCCGTTGAGGAGAACATCGGTGGCACGATGGAGACGTACAACTACACGGACGCTGTTGTCAACAGCCTTCACCTTGAGGCTGAGGCGAACGGCTACCTGCAGGGTACTGCCAACATCATCGCCGCCAAGCAGATTGCTGGTGCCACCAAGACTCCTTCGCCGGTCTGGGATAACACTCCCATGACCGTCGGCACGAACATCACGGTGACTTACAACTCCGTGAGCCTTCCGGCGAAGTCCTTCTCGGTGGATATCAACAACAACTTCGAGGATGACGACTTCCGTCTCGGCTCGTTCTACATCGGTGACCTGACCGCTAAGGGCCGCGAGGTTTCCCTTGGCTTCAGCATCCGCGAGAAGGACTCGGCCCTGTGGCGGCAGGCTACCTACGGCACGTCTGCAGCTGTCGCCCCCGGTGGCGTGACGACCAAGCAGCAGCTTGTCATCACCTGCAGTACCTACGAGACGATCTCGGGCTCTACCCCGCCCACCGCGTACTCGCTGACGCTGACGTTCCCGCAGGTTCTGTTCTCGCCGTACTCGCTGGACCCGTCCGGTGATGACATTATCGAGTCGGACATTGAGGCTCGTGCAGTTCGCCCCGTTCCCGGTACCAGTGTAATGACTGCGGTAGTCAAGACCGGCAAGGCGACCGTCGCCTAACAAGCTCTGGTGCCCCGACTCAACTTCTTCTTGAGTCGGGGCACCAGCTCCACAAGAAGCCACAAGACCATGAAAGGGTCACAGGCACATGACTGACGTTGAGTACGACCAGGCAGTGAACCAGCGCGTTCAGGAAGACTACTTCGGCTTCCAGGCTACCGAGCGTTACACCTTCCCTGATGGACTCACCTACGTTGAGTTCTCGGTGATGAACGAGGGCCAGAAGCTCAAGTTCCAGAAGGCTACCGGGCGCGACATTGTCCTGCAGCGTTCTGGCGATGCCCGTATGCGGATGGACCCCGGTTCAGAGCGTCACGAGCTGATCAAGACCTGTATCGTTGACTGGAACCTGACCCGTAACGGGCAGCTCGTTCCGCTCAACCCGCGCAACCTCGACGACTTCCTCAAGCTGACGAATCCCCGTCTGGTGGAGGAGATCGAGAAGGCGATTCGCAAGGCGAACCCGTGGCTGCTCGGCGACATGAAGCCTGCCGACATTCGCCAGCAGATCGACGACCTCGAAGAGATGTACCGGATCGCGGTTGAGCGCGAAGAGGGGGAAGCCTCTTCCAGCGGCAAGTAAAGGACTATGTCGCTGGGAAGCCTGTTCAGAACGCCCACCCGATCATCAGAATGTTCTCTATCTGCGAGAGCATGAAGTGGTCACATCTGCCGGTGGCAGGTGGGGTGTACGATCAGCACCCGGACTTGTTAGCTGGATTCCAAGTAATCTTCCACGAGCGCGCGGAGCACGAAGAGCGTGAGCGCAAGCGGGAAGAAGCAAAATCAAGAGCTCGTAACCCAGGCGTAGCGGGTCATCGCCGCAGGTAGGATATCCGGTCATGCTGGACAGCGTGGCCGGATATCTTTATGCTCGGCAGTCACGTCGGGCACTGGAGGCCCATTGAGGCTTTCAGGTCTGGAGGTTAAGCCATCAACGCCTTCGCATATATTCAGATGCAGGTGCAGGCAACACAGGCTCGAGCTCAGCTCGCCTTCCTAAAGGGTGATATTGCGCAACTCACCAAAGAGATTGCGACAATGAACCTGCAACTTGGGAACGCCCAGGCCCAGCTTAACAGGCAGACCATCTCGGCGAATGCCTCTTCTGCTGCGATCAACCGCAACACCGCTGCAGCAACAAGAAACGCAGCAGCCAATGCTAAGGCTGCATCTGGCGTTCGTGCGTGGGTAGCTGCCCAGACCGCAGGCCTCAAGGCCACGTCCTACCTTGGCAACCAGATCCAGTGGGCCGGCCGCCAGCTGCAGTACAACTTCACTCTTCCGCTCCTGATCGCTGGAGGCGCTGCCTTCAAGTGGGCAATGGATCAGGAAGCTGGCATGGTCCGCATCAAGAAGGTCTACGGTGACGGTGCCCGCAATGCAGACTTTTACAAGAAGGAGATCATTTCTCTAGGTAAGGCATTTTCCTTCCTCTCGGAGAAGTACGGCATCCAGAAGAAGGACGTTGAAAGTATCGCGGCTGATTGGGCGGCTGCTGGTGCTTCAGGTCTAGCCCTGGCAAAGCAGACTGACCTGACCATGAAGACGATGATTCTCGGTGAGATGGATGCCGCGTCTGCGACGAAGGCTCTTATCTCTATCCAGTCACAGTATCACCAGAGTACTAAAGAACTTGCCACCACCATCAACACCCTCAACATGATTGAGAACCAGACCGGCATTACAATGTCGGGTCTGATCGAAGGCTTCTCGCGTTCGGCTGGTGTCGCCAAGGATGCAGGCGTTGACGTGCAGCACCTTGGTGCCATGCTTGCTGCTCTTACACCTGCAGCCGGTAGCGCCACGCAGGCTGGTAACGGCCTCAAGACTATCATCTCGCGCCTCCTTTCTCCCACGAAGGAAGCCGCAGAGGTCATGGGCCTTATGCACGTCAACACCAAGAGCGTGGCGTGGCAGAGCAAGAACGCCGTACAGCGTCTTGAGGCCATGGCGCAGTCTTATTCGCACCTCAATAACAATGAGAAGTTCGCACTCAATACTGCACTGGCTAGCCGGTATCAGCTGAACCGCTTGGACGTGCTCTTCGGAGATATGATCAAGACGCAAGGCTACTACCAGCGCGCTCTCCGAGCTACCAACGACCTGGAGAAGAATCGTATTCAGGCAGAGTACGAGCTTAACCAGGTTCTTGACAGCAGTCCGCAGAAGCTGAAGATGATTTACTCGATCCTCCAGAACGCAATGGTCGATATCATCCAGCCGCTGATCCCTGTCATCCTCCGTCTGGCATACTGGATTTCAGATCTGGCTAAGAAGTTCTCGGAGCTGCCTCCGCATACCCGCGACACGATCCTAGCTCTTGGCCTCCTCCTTGCGGCCATTGGCCCGCTGGGCCGGTACATCGGCTCGTTCATGACGCTGCTGACTGTACTTGGTAGCGGCTTTAGGCTTCTGCTAATTCCGATCAAGGCCGTTGGCTCGATCCTTGCTTGGCTCTTCCTCGGGCCGTTCAAGCTGATCGGCGCCGCTGTTTCTGGTGCAATCAAGGCCCTCATGGCCTTCCGGTTCGCAATGATCGGCAGGGCGTTCGCAGGTCTTGGTCCGCTGCTCGGTCGCCTCCTCCTCGGTCCGGTTGGCTGGGCGCTGGGTGCCGTCGCGCTGTTGTTTGCACTGTTCCACAAGCAGATCGCACAACTGTGGAACAAGTTCCTTATTTGGCTGAACAGTGATAGCGCCGCAGGTCTGCGAAACTTTGTGCAGAACGTTTCGAAGTTCTTTGACTCGATGGTCAAGCAGGTTCTCAAGGCGTTCTACTCTCTGCCTCAGGGTGTCCAAGATGCGATCATGGCAGTTGTTCGCATCGTAGAGGCAGGCGCCAAGCTTGTCTACAAGCTGTTCAGCTACCTCAACCCGTGGGCGCACCACAGCCCATCGCTCGTTGAGTCGGTTACCACTGGTATGGCAGCTGTCCGGGCAGCCTACGCCTCGATTGGTAACGTGGCTGGCCCGTTTGGCAGGGCTGCTGCTGACCTTGCGGCCTTCAAGCGTGTTGCCGCAAGTCTTGACAATGCCAAGATGAATGAGCAGCAGGTGAACGTCGCCAAGGGCGCCCCTGCTCAGCTTGCATTGTTTAAGTCGCTTCGTGCTGATCTTTCTTCACTCAATACACTTCTTGAGCGCCAGGCGGCAGACGTGTCGCTGCAGCAATCCATCGTGGACCGCTGGAAGGCATCTCTGGATGCCGCGAATCGCGCACTTGACGCCCAGCAGGCGAAGCTTGATGATCTGCAGAATACGCTTGACGGACTTAAGGATGCTTACTCGGCGCACGAGGATGCGCTGAACAAGTTTGCTAGCACCCCGATTCAGGGTATGCAGGCAATGTCTGATGCCATCTTTGAGAACCAGATGGCACAGAAGAAGCTTCAGCTCCAAATGGCTCAGTGGGAGCAGGTAAATGGCCCCATTGAGGATACCCGCAACAAGATTGCTTCCCTGCAGGGTGATATTGAGCAGCTAACTGGCGAAGCTGCTAACCTGCGCGCCAAGGGTGCAGGCAGCGATATCCTTGGGCCGATCAATGCGCAGATCGACGCCATGAAGGCTCAGCAGAAGGCGCTGAACAAGGCAGTCGACGGCTCTCCCATTGACGACATGCAGAAGCAGCTTGACAAGTTGCAGAAGCAGGGTGAAATCCTCCAGCTGCAGAATGACATTAAGTTCGATCCGCTGACTCGCCAGATCGACAAGTTGGCTAAGGCTGAGAAGGAACTTCCCTACGCCACCATCGTAGCAGGCATCAAGAACGAGCAGGCTGCAATGGCTAAGCTGCAGCCACAGATCGACAAGATGACTCGGGCTGTTGCTGCACAGAAGGCAGTCGTAGATGCCCACACCAAGGCTCGCGACCAGCTTCAGCTGCGCTACGACATGGAGAACGATAAGCTTCAGGTCCTGCAGGATGCTTACAGCAAGACCGAGCAGATGGTTCAGGATATTAAGTCTGCACTTGATGATCTTGGTTCAGCTGCGGTCGATGCTATGCAGAAGGCCGAGGACGCTGCAAAGAAGACCAAGAAGGCCGCAGATGATGCCGCGAAGGCGTTGTCGACGGCTGCCGCAAACTTCAATGCTGCAGCTGGCGTGCCAGATTTCCCCGACGTTAGCGGAACAGGCAGCATCGGTCGCGAGGGCGGCCTGGCTGATCAGCAAAAGCAGATTGACCAGTGGCTCAAGGACCAGCAGGCAAAGTGGAAGACTTCGTTCGGCAACTTTGATATCTTCAAGCCGATCAAGGACCAGTGGAATAGCCTCTGGACTTGGATGAACAAGAACGTTTCCACCCCGATTAGTAACTGGTGGGATAGCGTAAAGAAGAGCTTCCGCCACTGGCTCTTCGACACCTTCAACCTTGGCGACCCTGAAGCCCAGGTCTACATCGGCAACGGTGCGACCACACTTGCTAAGAGCACCGGCCAGGCCCTGCGGGAGGCTTTTGCCAAGATCGGCAACCCTGTAGTCGACTGGTGGAACAATAACGTAACTCCTCTCTGGAACGTCATTTCGCCTGATATAAACCGCATTATTGATGAGATTGGAAAGATTCCGCGCAAGCTTCGCGAGAGGATCGGTCCTGAGCTCGCAAAGTTCTCCCAGATATTCGCGGGTATGCAGGGTAGCATGGAAGGTTTTAAGACCTTTGTGAAGGGCTGGTTTGCAGCGCTGTACGGAACAGCCTTCATGTCGCTGACGATGATCTTTTCGATCGTTTCTCACACAATCGGTGCGATCATAGATATGGCGATCGGCACCTTCCAGGGCTTCCTCATTACCATTCGAGGCATCCTGGAGGTTATTGTCGGCCTCTTCACCGGCAACTGGGGCAAGGTCTATATTGGCCTCAAGGATATCATGCGTGGCATCGTTACGATGGCACTCTCAACATGGCAGAACCTCAAGAAGGTACTCCTCGGCATTGTACTCGGGATCGTGGATGGAATCCACAGGCTCTGGCTCTGGCTGAAGGACAAGCTCGTAGGCCACTCGGTTATCCCTGACCTGGTTAATGATATCATCAGGTGGTTCTCGGAGCTTCCTGGCAAGGCCGGTAAGTGGATTAGCGACTTCGTTACGAAGGCCGTGAAGCTATTTAGTGAACTTCCTGGAAAGGCGTTCACTGCTCTAGACACTCTTAAGAGCAAGCTGAGTAGCGCTGCTGGCACTGCGTTTGATTGGTTCTTGGATCGCGCCAAGGTGAAGTGGAAGACGATCAATGACTGGTTCGGAGGTCGCCCTCAGGCAGCTTTCGATACGCTTATTAAGATCAAGGATAAGGTTGGCGACGTCGCCAGCAAGTCCTTCGACAACTTCATGACTAACGGAAAGAAGAAGTGGAACGATACCTTAACTTGGTTCCGGGGCCTTCCTAAGTCTTCCTATGACAACCTCATCGGGATCAGGGACAAGGTCGGCGAAGTTGGCAGTAAGGCGTTTGACTGGTTCGTCACCAAGGCCAAGGATATCATCGGACGAGACAGCAAGCACGGCTTCATGTACTGGATTTCTCAGATTCCGAACCGCATTGCTAGTGCCCTTGGTAGCCTCGGAAGCACCATTGCCTACAAGCTCAAGGATGGGTGGAACTCTGCTGCAGGGTGGATCAACAAGCACGGTGTAGACAATGTCAACAAGGCTCTGAAGCTGTTCAGCGTCAGGATCGACCCGCTGCCTACGTTCGCAACTGGTGGTGTCATTCCTGGCAAGGCTACTCGTAAGGATAACACCATCATCGCAGCGCGCTCTGGTGAAGGCGTTATCGTTCCAGAGGTCGTTCGTTGGCTGGGTGGAGCGCAAGGACTGGCTATGCTTAATGGCGCAGCCCAGCGTGGACAGCTTCGCAGGTCCAAGGATGACGTGCCTCATTTCAAGGATGGCGGTGTCGTTGGAAAGCTTGGTGACATGCTTTCCGGTATCGGTAGCCACGTCAACGACTGGCTCTCCAAGGGTACTGGATTTGCACTCGACCACATTCTCTCGCCGTTTGAGCCTGCCATGCGGACACTATTCCCCGGAAAGCCCTTCATTGAAGACTGGTTCGTGGGCGTCATCAAGGAATGGCGCAAGAAGGCCAAGGCCTGGGGTGACAACAAGGATAGCGCACTTGCCTCGGGTGGTTTTGGTGGTGGCGGAGACTTCGGAGCAGGTTCTGCCAATGCAAAGGCTAACCAGGCTATCGCCCAGCGCCTTCTTCCCAGCTACGGCTGGAGCGCCGGTCAGATGAACCCGCTTATCGCCCTTTGGAACGGCGAGTCAGGATGGAATGAGCGGGCTCGCAACCCCTCCTCTGGTGCTTACGGTATTCCGCAGTCACTGCCTGCTAACAAGATGGCATCGGCTGGTGCCGACTGGATGACCAACCCTGCCACCCAGATTCGATGGGGCATGGGCTACATCAAGTCGGTCTACAGCACGCCTGCTAATGCTTACCTTAAGTGGCTGGCGCGGTCGCCGCACTGGTACGACAAGGGTGGAATCATGTCTCCTGGCCTTACGCTGGCCCGAAACGGCACCGGCAAGGACGAGCTGGTGCTCACGAATGCGGACGCTACGGCTATCTCGAATGTCATTAGCATGATGGATCGTGCAATGGCAAAGAGCGGGTCGGGGGGCACCCCAGGGACCGCCACAGTGCGCTCCATGTCCGCATCGGTTACGTCGCTGGAGTCCCGCCTACGGGCGCAGCAGAGCAGTACCCCTGCTCGATCCAGCGAGGGCACGACTATCAACATCAACGGCGACCTCGTTCTGCCGAACATCAAGTCCGGCAATGACGCTGACACCTTCATCAAGCACCTGAAGAACCTGGCGGGCTAATGGGAACTGTAACGCTCCGACCTACCTCAGTCGTTCAGGCTGGCACTGGCGTCACGCTCAATGGTGGAGCAGCTAATGCTGCTGCTGCTCTTGGTGACGCCAACGATGCGACCAGCATTACGTTCTCTACCTACCAGAGCTCAGTGTGGGGTGACGGGCCGCCTGCCACTGCTGTCCCTGTGGTTGCGTTCGCTGATGCAACAGGTACTATTCCTGCCGGTCGAACGATCACCAAGGTTCAGTTCTACATCAGAGGCCGTAACGGCTCCACTGGTTCTACGTCGCCTTCGTCTGGTTCGCTGCGGTACTCTGATAACGTTGAGGCTACTTACCTCTCGTTTGACACTGTCGGTGGAATCGTTAATCAGTACGTTGCAAACCTTAACACTGCATCGACCAGCAGCGGTGGCAACAAGGGTTCATGGACTTACGCTCTAGTCGATGGACTCAAGTGTGCTGTCGGTATGGACGGCACCACTGGCACTGCAGTGATGATGGACGTGTGGCTGGTTGTTACTTACACCGACCAGCCGAACACTCCTACCAACGTCACCCCTTCGTCTGGCTCGACTGTTACCACCGACACCCCCAACCTTACTGCGACCATGTCCGGTACAGGTTCGGGATCTGGATATACAATCGAGTGGCAGCTAGCCACGGATTCTGGTTTCACCGCCAACGTCAAGACTATCACCTCGACTGGTCTAGCAGCCAATGGTGTCTGGACACAGGCTGTTACCAGTGGTTCTGCCCTTTCGCCTGGAACTTGGTACATTCGCGCAAGGGCTAAGGATCAGCTCAATACCTATAGCGCCTATACGACTGGCGTAAGTTTTACGGTCTCGCACCCGGCTAGCGCCACTAGCCTTTCGCCCACCGGCGGCGCGATCACTTCTTACGTGAGTCCGAAGCGGCTTTCGTGGACGTTCACTGATACTTCGTCCACCGATACTCAGTCTGCATATCAGGTGGTCCTTGAGCGTAACGATACTGGTCAGGTCATTACTGACACTGGCAAGCTGAGCTCTGCAAACAAGTTCCATGACATGACCATTGCGACGACTTACAAGTCGACAATGTTGCGGTGGAAGGTTCAAGTCTGGGACGACAACAACACATCGTCTGGCTACTCAGCATACTCGCTGTTCATGCTGGCGGACACTGTTGCCGTCACGATCTCGGCACCTACTGCAAATCAAGTTGTTGCAAACGGTGCGCCCACGACAACTTGGTCTATCAGCGGCAGCACGCAGGTCAAGTACAAGGTTGACTACAAGCTTGCCAGTAACGGAACCATCGTCCATTCCAGTGGCACGATCACTGACGCGAACACTCGTAGCTATACTCCTAGCACAAACGTTCTGCAGAACACGACCAACTATCAGGTCACTGTATCTATCACAGATGCTAACGGTCTGGTCGGCACTGCAACGCAGAGCTTCTCCACGAATTACCCGACACCTCCTGCAGTAACCTCTAGCGCAGATGTTAGCAATCTCGTCACGAACGGCTACGTCAATGTTGACTGGTCACAGCAGGTCGCTGACTCAACTTGGGTGGCTTGGAACGTTTACCGGCGCTTGGCTGGGACGACTACTTGGACGAACATCTTTACGACTACGAATGTCAACACCAGGTCGTTCCACGACTGGACGTTCCCGGCAGGCAACATCGTTGAGTACTCCGTCACGCAGGTTGCTACTCGCTCTGGCACCAATGTGGAAGGTGCTCCTGACTCCAATCCGCCCGACATTGACACCACTGATGGTAACTACTGGCTGATCAATCCGTACGACGAGACAGTCAATATGCTGCTCGACAACGTGACCGACGACGGCTTTACCGATGAGTACGAACAGGAGTCGTTCGTTATCATTGGCCGTGGTCGAAAGGTCAATTACGGTACGCGGGCAGGTTACACCGGCACCCTCACTGCGAAGTTCCGTGACGACTCGAATAGGACCGCCCGACAGAAGCGCCTGCAGCTGGAGCTCTTGAAGGCGTCCCGTGCGCTGTATTACATGCGCAACCCTTTCGGTGATGTGATGCAGGTTGCCCTCGGAAACATCGGCATCTCGCGCATTGGAGGCGTCGGGTCGAGTGAGTTTGTCGATGTTACTATTCCTTACGAGCAGGTCTTCTAATGGCTACCGCACCTCCCGCACTAGCTGAAGCCGCAATCATTGGCCCCATTTCTGAGCTTATCCGTCGCATCGAGATCTATGAATCTGACGGAACAACTCACTGGACTGGAGGCGTAGGCGAGGCTGGCGACGACAGGCTCATCGACGGCTCGGTGAGTGTTGACTACTCTCGTGACGAGCGCAGATCGTTTGAGCTTACTCTGGATAATACTGACGGCGGGATCATCCACGACCCTGCAGGCTTCTGGTATGACAAGATCATCAAGATCTACCACGGAGTATCCTACACTGACTACACCACCTTGCCTGGGGTAGACAAGACGTGGGAGACGCAGGTCGGCGAGTTCATGATCGACTCTATCGCGGAGGACTATTTCCCTCGTCAGGTCAAGGTTGCGGGACGTGATTATACCAAGAAGTGCATACTTTCGTTGTTCACTCAGGCGACAAACTTCACGGCGACCAGCACCATTGAGAACGTCATTAAGGGCATGGCCGGTAATGCTGGAATCACGAAGTACAACGTTCCGCTTACTGGAAAGACGCTTGGCATAGATTACTTCTTCGAGCGTGGAACCTCGCGCTGGGAGGCGATGAAGAAGATTGCCGAGGCCTTCGGCTACGAGCTGTTCTTTGACTCCACCGGCTACCTGACGATGCGTAACTTCCAAGACCCGATCACTGCGCCGGTCGCCTACGTTCTGCAGACTGGATCGTTCGGTAACCTCGTCACCTTCTCCAAGTCGATGAGTGACGCTTCGATCTACAACCACGTCGTTATCACTGGAGAGTCTAGCGACTCTACGGTAGCTCCGGTTATGGCTGAGGCGATCAACACGACAGCCACTTCGCCGACACGAGTAGCTAAGCTTGGCGATCGAGTTTTCCAGTACTCCTCGAGCTTTATCACCACGGTAGCTCAGGCTCAAGAGTTGGCAAATAGTTGGCTCAAGATCTACGCGATGGAAGAGTACAATGTTGACTTCTCCTCCATCGTTCTCGCGTGGCTGGAGGCTGGAACGATTGTGCAGGTGCTCGACCCAAATCCTGCGCCTGGTCAGCCTGACAAGTTCTTGCTGACCAACTTTACTATCCCGCTAGGACTTGGTCCCATGTCTGGAAACGCAAAGCGTGTGACGGTGGTAGGCTAATGGCTGACTTCACAGACTTCAATACCGCTCTCCAGTTCCGTGACGTACTGCAACAGATGGTGCAGGCAGAGGTAGACAAGCAGCGGCCACGCTACCAGTACGCAACCGTCACGGCTATCGACCGGACCACTCGGCGCTGCAGTGTTCAGTTCCCCGGTGAGACTCAGAGTGTCTCGGTCAACATGGGCTCCGTCCAGCCAAAGAGCACTGGGCAGGTTGTCCGTATTGGCGGACTGCTCGGCGACCGCTTCATTGAAGACGTGATGGGCGAGCCATACTTTGAGCCGCCGTCCGTCTCGGTAGACTTCAACATGCAGTCTCTGAACAACGTTGGCACTTTCAACGTGGGCCAGCTGAACAACACAGCACAGAAGGTAGTCTACTGGCGCAAGCTCACGCCCGACGGCGTCAACAACTACGAGGCGCTGCAGTATCTGACCGGAGGCACTGCGTCCAGCACGCTCGACACTGTACTGCGTCAGATTCCTGTTAGCACTGGCGTTTCTACTGAGCTCGGTCGCTATGGCTTGGCGGCTGACGGTTGGTTCACTTCCACCAAGGGCATTCGTCTTGGTGCTTCCGCTCCACTCGATGTTGCCAAGATAGGTCTTGGTGGTGGAGCCAATCACGGAACGAATTACTCCCAGCGCTACCAGACCTCTACTTGGAATGCTGGTACTGGCGTATGGACTGACCATCCATTCAACTCAGCAGGCACCACGGCAGATATTCAAGACGACGGTACGATCTATGCAGCTCCGCTATTCCAGTCTCAGGCTGTCGGCATGTACTTGATGACTGTATCGACCACGTTTGGCACGAATGCTGGTGGCTACAGATCTGTCCGTATCATCACTGAAGGTGGCACTGTTCTTGCGCGAGATGGTTTTGATGCTGCATCGACTCCGTTCCGCGATTGTTTCGTGGCTGCGCTCGTAACTCTTCCCGGCGCAGGATACGGACTTAAAGCACAGGTGTACCAGAGCTCTGGAACTACCATGGCAATGCCAGTCCATGCCGGAACTACACCTTGTTCTGCTTCATTTGTCCAAATTGCTTAGTGGGTCATGCTTGACCCTTGGCTGACGCCAGATACACTGATGCTTCCCGACGGACACAGGAGGTCCAAATGGAAGCTCAAGTGCCCTATCAGGCTGTTGACACTGTCCTGATAGCGACCATCGTCTCTATGTTCATCCCTCTCGGGGTGAACTTCGTTACGAAGTATACTGCATCTGACGGACTCAAGGCAGTCATCAACATCGTTGGCGTCTGCTTGATCTCAGTCGTTACGCTCTGGATCAATCCTTCCGATGTGCCGATCACTTGGCAGCTTTGTCTCAATACTTTCTTGGCCAGTTTCGCAACCAGCTTCGTCGCCTACAAGGGACTCTGGAAGCCTACCGGAGTCTCTGGAACCATTGCAGCGAAGACTGCTGACTTCGGAATAGGATCGCCTCCCACTATGCAGACTTCTGACAAGGGCGCAGAGGACAGTAACCTCACGCCCGCTCCCCAGCCTGTTGACGCGCATCCTGATAGCGCGAACCTCAATGAGGGCGACGTGCAGACCATCATCGCTGAGCAGCCGAACGAGGCTGATGAGTGATGGCGCTCCTTTCGAGCAGCCAGCGAGCTGCCTACCTTCGAGCTCTCGGATTCCGAGGAGCTTCCCAGATCAGGAACTTTCAGAGGGGATGGAACCTTGGGCCTTCGCTTGCGGTGGATGGAATATACGGGCCAGCCACAGATGCAGCGCTCCGACAGTCGTACGCGAATCTTAGGGCGGGTCGTCCCACGGCGTCGGCGCACTTCTCCTTCTCGGAGTTCCGATGCCAGTGTGGAGGAACGCTCACAGGATGCCAAGGAGTCCTGATTCACCGGACCCACATCAGGCGGCTCGAGGCGTATCGCTCCCGCGTTGGCGCTGGAGTCTCTATTGTGTCGGGCTACCGTTGTCCGCTCCACAACAAGAGGATCGGTGGAGCGTCGTCTAGCCAGCACATGTTCGGAGTTGCGACCGACATTCGAGGCCCGAAGCTTTCCACGGTGCGCAGCTACCAGCTCTTTGCTGGTATCGGGTATTCGCGCTCCAGCGGCAGGGTCCTGCACGTTGACTCGCGAGACGTTGGAGGCTACAACGTTACTCACGGAAGGCCGTCCGCTCCCACGATCTGGGAGTATGCCTGATGGTACAGGTAAAAGGATCTGCCGATCCGCAGCCTATTCAGGTTACTGTTGACCCGCCTCCCATGGCAGTTGATGTTGACGTGGACATGACTGATTTGCGTACGCTGCTGCTCATGGCTGGGTGGACTGCGGACAAGATCGACGTGGCCCAGGCTGTAGCGCAGGCTGAGTCACAGTGCTTCACAGATGCGGTGGGAGACGTTACTCTTATCGACGCAAAGTGGGGACCGTCCATTGGACTGTTCCAGGTCCGATCGCTTCGGTCCCCACAGTCGTTCGGCGGAGCAGACGGCTGGCGTTACGCCTTCCCGTTGCGTCAGCCGTTCTACAATGCTCAGGCCGCACTGGCTATTACTAACGGTGGTGACTGGTCTAAGTGGGCGACTTTTGTTTCAGGCGCATACAAGCAGTATCTCGGCCAGAGTCCGAAACTTAAGACTGGTCACGCGCAGGCGGCAGACTGGTGGAGATAACTGGAGATCCTTTATGTGCAGCAGTGAGCTTAGACTGAATGGTCATCTTTCTCGGTGGGCCGTACAGGCATTAGCAAGACTATTTTGCACTTTCGGAATCATCCAAGGCGTTCTTGTTATTCACGGTGGCAGGAGACGTTGGAGCTCTCCGGCATTCGACACGGCTCTTAATGTGCCGGGCGCTCCAGCGTCTTGGGGGGTAGCTATTCTTGTCATAGGGATCGTAGGCCTGTATGGAACACTGGCTCTGAAGTTGAAGGTTGTCTTCTTTGCCATGTGGGCGATCTCCTGCTGGTTCATGTTCTTTACGATCTCACTACTTCACGCCGCCTTGAAAAATCCAGATGCGGCCACAACAGGAATCATAACTTACGGAACGATGGGAATTACGGCTGCAGTACTTGGGATAATCTACAAAGTATCTCATTGAAAGCGACGGGAGAATGAGCCCTTATCGACACTTACGACTTCGTTATCCATACGAGGTATACCTGCTTGTATTCAGTGCTGTCAGTAGTCTTCCGTCGGCAGTAGGAATACAAGATAGTCCCAACTCAATTTCATCTCAGCTATCCAGCTTCGAGTCACGGGTTTGGAGTATCTCACTCCTTGCTGGAGCGATAATTGCTCTTGCTGGCATCTTTTGGCCAACGAAGAATGCGAAGTCCCAGATCACTGGCTTGACACTAGAGCAGGTTGGTCTGGTACTCTGTGGATTTGCTGCATTGATCTACGCCTTCGCTATCTTTATGAGTGTTCCAATGGCAACGGCGGCTGTACCTCTTGGACTGATCTTGGGTTTTGCCTTCGCTTCCTTCGCTCAAGCGAACATGATTCATTCTGCAGTAAAAAGTGCAGTACGCACTAGAGCGGAGAAGGTAAGGGGGTAACATGGAGTTCTCTGGCGCTACAGTTATCCAGCTGCTATTTTCAGCTGGAGTCACTACTGTAGTGGTCACCATTATCAATGGGTTTCTGCAGCGCCGGAAGATGGGTGCAGACACCACAAAGATCATCACCGATGCTGCGTCAGGCGTTCTAACTCGCATTGAAGATGACAACAAAAGACTCCGAACCGATGACTCCAAGAACCGCACAAGGATAGACCAGCTTGAAGACTATATTGACGAGGGCAGAGGTGTCATTAACAGACACATCGAGTGGGACGAACTCGTCGTACGAAGAGCGAAAGCTGTTGACCTTTATCTACCAGACCCGCCACCGCTTAAGCCTCCACCGCTACCTCCGGAGAGCTAAGGAGGTGACCCATGAACGTCGCAACTATCCTGATCATTCTCGTGATTGTGATTCTGGTAGTTTGGCTGATCGGTCGAGTCTAAAAAAGTAAGCCCCTCCAGTCATCCCTGGAGGGGCTTACTTGTGCCTGGATTCAGTCCCCGTCAATCGGGTTCTTGGGTTCGATTTTGACTCTAGGCTCTCCCTTCTTCTGGTAGATCAGCGACACCAGTTGCTTCTTCTGCTCCTCGGTAAGTTCGTTACCCTTGAGCAGCTTATCCACGTTTCCAATAGTGATCTTGCGGTCCATGTAACGGCGTGCAAGTTGGGGTGGAAGTACCATCTCCGCCATTTCAGCGTCGATAGCTCTGGTGCTACTGACTCCTACCTTGAGCCGGTTGTAGTCAGACTCAAACTCGAGAACGTCCTGCGCCTTCGCCTTGCCGAGGATAACCTCGTCTAGCTTCCCGATGGCTGACGCAATGGCTGACTTCTGGAACTCCAGCTGTGCGCGCTTGTCAACTAGCTGCTCGACGCTACCGAGGGACATGATACCGCCCACGCTGATATTCTTTGTGAGGGAAGTG